TTTTTTAATTTAAGTAAAGGAGTATCTAATATATCTCCTATCATTGTTCTTGCATTTTTAGATACAGCTTTAGTAACTCTAAATACATTAGTCCAAGGACCATCTTCTCCAAATATACCTAAATTACTTTTAACAAATCTTTCACCTTCAAATTCTTTTATAGGACTTGATTTAATATTTTGTTCACTAGCAGCAGCACCTACATTACCTGGCGTTGGTGGTCTTTCATTAGGATTAATAAATCTACCATCTTCATATATTTCTTGTGTTATTTTTTTAGGTGGTAAATGAAAACTTTTATCTGCGTCAATAATTTTTTGTTGTGTAGCTCCACCTATAGATCCTCTTGCCATTTTGTTAATTACATAAGGTAATCCATATCCACCTGCTACAACCCAAGGCACATATTCATCTGGTCTTGTTGGGTCTAACATTTGTTTTGATATTTCTTCTGCAGCAAAAGCAGTACCAAATACTTTTGCACTTTGTCCAAACTTTGATGCTAATAATAAACTTGAAGGATCTAAAAAAGCACCAGTTATTTTTCCTATGTGATACCAAGGACTAGCATAATTTTCTTCTGCTTGTTTATTTAGTTTTTGTAAAATAGAAGTAGATTCTGCTTGACTTTTACTAAACATAAACAAATCATAAAAATCTTTATAGTTATGTAATTGTGGATCTTCTTTAGGATTATAGTTTTCATCTGGAACAAAATCTTGTTGATTAACTAAATAATCTACAGCTATTGATGTTAAATTTTCAGAAGCAAAACCTTGTTGAAAATCTGCATAAGGACTATACTCTATTGGAGTATTTCTTTGTTGCTTTAAACTTTCTGCATCAGAAGGTCTAAATGGAAAAGCTGTCATTAATTTAATTTACCTAATTTACCACCATAAGAATTTATGCCTCTTGTATAACCTTCAAAAATCATTTTATCTAAAAGTAATTGATTTTGTGGTGGATAATAATTATAGAATGCTTCTGATCCCATTTCATGTTCAATCATAAATTTAACTAACTGGTTTATTTGATTTCCATCAAAAAAATTAATTGCAGTATCTCTAGTAAAATTAGTTTTTTCTTCTAAAGCATTTAAATAATTTGTACTATCTTCTGCATATACAGTTAGTATTTCTTCTACAGTAGGATTATTTCCATATCTTTTTGTAGTTTTATTATTAATTAAAGTTGAATTATTAATCATTACCCTAATACCAGCTCTTATAGAATCTACAGGACTAGCAAATATTGCTGCTTGATTACCTGTTGTAATGTTAGTCATTTCACCATCCCAAGTTTGATCTGTTTTTATAACTGCCATATAGTTATTAGTTCTAAATGTTAATGGTAAATCTTTATTTTGATAATTATTATATACATGTTGCATATAACTTTTTTGAACATTTTCTTCTGTAAAAGAAGCTTTATGTGGAGGAAATCTAGAATCTATTATTTTTTCTTTATCGTTAAAATTTCTATTATTTTGAATTTGTGCATCCATTGATACAATTTCATTAACTTCATTATTAATTTCTGCAGCTTCATTGTAATAAGATTCAACATCTATATCTTTTCCTAAAGCTTTAAATATAAAACCAAATGGTTTTACTTCAGCAGGTACATCATCTATTAAAGGATAATCTGGATAAAATCTATAATCAGAAGCTTCGATCATTGTTTTAGTAGTACCATAAAAAAATTTTTGTAACCATTTTTCTGTACCAGAATCTCCATCAATAAATCTACCTAAACCTTTTTCCATAAATAAATCAAATTTTTTAGTAGCAATTTCTTGCATAACTTGAGATCTGGAATCTGGTAAATCTTCTACAAACATATTACTTCTTAAACCTGTAGGATCAAAATAATTATCTCCTTGTGTTAAAGATATTAATTTTTCATCATATATAACTTTAGCATGATAATTAGGTTTGCCTTCTTTATTAAAAGTTCCAGTAGGTTCTATTATTAAATTTTTGTAATTTTCATCTATAACTCTTTTCATTACATCAGTAATGTTGATTGGTTCTTGTGTTTTACCAGATGGTCCAACAGGATTAAAACCAAATCTTTCTATTTGTTCTTCTGAAGATAAATTTTTTTTTAAATAATTTGCTTGTGCCATTAATGCAGAATCAAAACCTTGACCAGTAAATCCTATTTCTTTTTCAAAACTATGTTTAATCATACTTACTTTGCCAGTTCCATTTAATCTTGTAGCTGAAAAACCTTTTTTATTTAAAGCTTTTAAACCTTGAATACTTGCTTTGTAAAATTGTTCTTTACCTTCGTCTGTTTTAAGATCTATATCACTATTACCATTTATATAAGTTAATTGTACTTTAATTTCATTTAACCATTCTTGCTGTACTAAAGGTGTCATATCAAGTCCTTTATACCAAGCACTTGTACTTTCTGGTATAAACATATGAGAAAATTTATTTTGTTTTTTATTAAATATTTTTTTAACCCACCAAGTATCTGTATTTATGTCTTGCATTTCAATAGTCCATTTCATGTTATTGATTGCAATATCTATATTATTATCAATACTATTAGATATTTTATTGTAATTTTCTTCTAAATTACCTTTGTTAGTCATTAAATTATTTAATTTTTCAGCAATTACTTCATCAGATTCTTTAGCCATTACACCTATTTTATTTGCAGCATTATAAATATGTTCATTTTCTATTGTAATATAAGGAAACATATCTTTTGATTTTATGTAATTAAATAAAGATAAATTTTCTTTAAAATCTTGTATCATTCCAGGTGTTTTAAAATTAACATTATAATCTTTATTAATTTTTTTTAATACAGCTGTTGGTTCCATATTTTGATTTTTTAATATTTCCATTGCTGTTCCTAAATCTTCATTTTCAATATCTGTTATATTTTCATCATTAATTCCATATCTTCTAAATAAAGCAGTTTTAAATAATTCCATTTGTTCATTATTTTCAAAGTTATCAATAACTTCATATTCTAAAGCTTTGCTTACTAAAGATTGAACTTTAATATTTTTACTAACAATTTCTACAGCTCTAGGAAAATCAGTATCAGAAATACCTGGCATACCATTAATTACAAAATTAGTTGCATTTCCATTTGCACCATTAGCAAAATTATTAACATCTAATATTGAACCAGAATCTTGTAATCTATCAAGATTATATTTTGTTTTAGCACTTTTCAATCCATTAATATTTTTACCATTATAATCATCATATAATTTTTTAACATTACTTATAATTTTTGTTCTTTCAAAAGGATCTTTTATTTGATTTAAATATTTTTGATAAATAGGATTTTCTGTATTTTCTGGTGTTAAAGGAAAACTATCTTTACCTTTTGCATAATCTACAAAATATTGATTACCTTGTACATCACCAAGTTTTTTTATTATATTAAATACTCTTAATGTTTCTGTGTTAACAATATCATTATTTAAATCTTTTGTAATAACACTTTGTTTAACTCTTTGTGTTTCTACCAATGTATCTTCTGCTAGTTTATAATTATGATTTTGTTGTTTATGTACAGTATTACCTATTAAATTATTTATATCATTTATACCTAGATTTTCATTATTACTAATAGTATCTAAATTTAAAATCATATCATTATTTGAATCTTCTTTTGCAGTTTCCCATCCAACAATTGCTAATTGTGTTTGTTCATTATTATAATTTGTAGTAGCAAAAGATAAATTTGATAAATTTTTTTGAGCAAGTATATTTCCTGCAATGTCTTTAAATACTGGTGGTGTATTTGCTAGTGTACTTTTTGAATAACTATCCACAGCATTTCTCATACCATCTGGATCTGATTTAAATTTATCTCTTAAATCTAAATAATGATCTCTAGATGATTGATTAAATTGATATTGCCAACTTACTTTAGCATCAGCTTCTGCTCTTTTTCGAAATGTATCTACAACTTGAGATATAGGTTTAGCTATTTGTGCTGTAATATTAGTCTTGGGATATGGTGCTATTCCTATATTTTCAGCAACACTACCTTTTAAACTAACTTGTTTTTTACCTTGTTTTAATGCCATAAATTATTCTGTTGTTCCTGGATTAAGAGGATCATAATAGTTACCATCATCTTGCATACCACCCATATATTGTCCTCTTGGTCTATATGATTGACTATAAGAATAAGTGCTAAATGCTGCTGCACCTATTTTTGCATATGTTCCATATTTTTCAGCTTTACCCATAACTCTTGTTGTATATATTGCTGAATCTAATTTAGATTCTCCACGTAAAACATTTATTTTAATATTTCTAATATCTCTTTCAGCTATTCTATCTATCTCAGCTTGTGTAGTTAAAAAACTACCACTATCATCACTATATCCAGATCCTGCAACTATGGCTAAATTTTGTTTTCTTTTTCTTCTAGCTTCTTCTAATACATCATTAGAATCTTGTAATCCTTTTAATTGATTGAATTTTTTTTCGCTTTCATATTGATTAATTAAAGCTTTGTTTCTAGCTTTACTTGCTTGTAATCCAGAATAAGCTCCAACACCTTGTATAGTAGTACTTATAATTGCTAGTGTAACTGGATCTGCACTCATGAAAAAACTACCTCTACATTCATACCTAATATTTTTAATGGTAATGGTTCTGTTTGCGATAAAGTAATTGTAGGATTTTTATCATATCCCATAAAGAAAAATTCTTTTTTATCTGTAAAAGGAACTAGGTCAGAGCCACCAGTAAAGTTAACTTGTTGGATTACTAAAGATTTTGAGGTTGTGTCTGCAGCTTTGACAGTTAAATCTAAAGCAGAGTTAAGATCAATGATAGCTCTTGAGATTCTTCTTGGTGTTCCAGTTAATGGACCATCTGGTAATTCTTTATCTATTGGCATTGTTTCTACAGTAGCTGTAAAATTAAATCCAACTTTAACTCCTGCTCTTGCAGCAGTACTTAATTCAATTGTATCTGTTAAAACATCTGCTGTAAATTCACCTAATGAACTATTACCATCAACTGCAAATATTTTATTACCACCATACTCTTGATTAACATTATGTAACAATCCTTTTGTTATTGTAACAACTGCATCATTAGATGGTGATGAAGGAAGTGTTGCACTTAAAGTTATATTGTATGAAGTACCACCATTACTAATTACAGCTTCTATATTAAACTCTAGTGAAAAACCTGCAATAGTAATTGCTTCTCCTACTTTTGGTGCAGATGAAAATCCATTAACTTTTAATACTATACCTGTTTGACTAGCACCTTCTACTCTAGGTGCGCCTTTTTGATTAATAGTAGTTACAGTTTGCATATCTAAATTAACTCTATCATCATTACCAAATTTTTCTAATATAAAATGTGTTCCACCTCTAAGTGTTCTTCTAGTAACACAAACCAAATTTTCATTAAGAGATATAATAGATTCAAATGTATCTATATTATTTGTTTCTGTTGATGCACCTTCTGTTGTCCATAATGTCCAACCTGTAAGTTTTTCATCTCTAACAGAATGAAATACAGCTATTGATCCTACATTTGGATGTTCATCATTAGGTTCTGTTAATTGTGATTCATAAGGAATTACAGGTAGTTGTGTGTTTAAAAAATACGCATATTGTTCTGGTCTAAAATTACCACCTTTTAATACAGCTATTTGTTTTGGATTAGTTACCAAATGTTGTGCAAGTAATGATACCGAAGTTGATTTATAACCATCTTCCATATCTGAATAAACAAACTCTCTAATTGATTTACCAGTTTTTTGTGCAAAGATTGCTGCTGAATCAAACATTAAAGGTGCAGCTCTATTACATCCATATGGTGTTTGTTTTAATACAGTTACGTTACCAGGCGTAATAGAAAGATCATTTGCTTTTGGAATATAAAATTCACCACTATCTGTAAAAACTTGTAACTCTTTACCAGATACAAAATGTCTAACTTCATTAACTTCTGATCCTGCAACATCTATATTAATAGAATCTGTTGCTTCTCCTGTGCCTACATCAAAGTTAAAATACTCTGCTGTTCTTGATGCAAATATTGCTGCAGGTTTAGATGCTATTCCACCAAACCATAATCTGTTTGCATGAAAAACAACTGCATGAGGATAACCTCTAGTGTCTGATATTAATTGTTCTTGCCAATCAGTATGTGGTCCATTACTTCCAATATCTTCTAAAATTGTAATAGTAGCAACAGTATCAGATGTTCTAGTTGTTATTACACATTGTTTACCTTTAATTAATAAACGATTATTATGTGCTGCATTTATACTTGAATTAGGTGGATCAATAAAAAAAGCTGCACTTGCTGTTACAGTTCTATTTGCTCCAGCTGTATTTGCTGATAATGTTAATGTAATACTACTATCTACATATTTATAAAAAGGTAATAACTTTTTATTATGACTTCCTTGTGTAATAGTAGTGTCTTCATCAAAATCAAAAAAAGAAACAGTAAAGTTACTAGCTGATGCTCTAAATATTTTTACAGTTCTCCATTGATAATGAGATATAAAAATAGTATCTCCAAACTGTGCAAAAGTTAATTCATTTAATTGTGAGCTTGTCCAAGGAGTAGTGTTTGCACTACCTGCTAAAGCTTGTATAGGATTACCATTTATATCATAAATTCCAAATTTATATTGTTGTAAAACTATAATAGCTATTTCATCACTAGAAAAAACAAAAGGAATTAATCTAGTTCTAGCAGCTGGAAGTGTTGATAGATATTCAGTACCTGGTCTTCTCATTATTCCACCTTCTGCTAACAATGAAAAATTTCTACATTGCTTTGCACCATTGGTGTAAGCAGGAATATCTATACGAGAATTTAATAAAGGATTAAGTTCACCTGCTGAAAAATTTGTAATTACTGTTTTTAGTTTTCTTGCCATTATACATCAGTTCTTGTAGAGTTTCTTAAGTTAATAAATCTTGATGTATCAAGTTTTTTAGTTGTAACTTCAGAAGCGTCTATGTTTTTAGATATTAAAAATTGTCTATCAGCTAAATTTTTATATTCTCTAATCATTCCAGAATCTCTAGCAATTGATGCAGCAAAAATAGATGCCAACTCATATTCTAAAGCTAATCTAAAATGTGGTGGAAAATATTCTTCTCCAACTTTATAAATATAATCTAAGATTAATTTACTATTTGCACCATAAGAATTAACATAAATCATATCTTTATATCTTGTGTAAGGTATTACAAAATCATTTACTGTTAATGTATTAATTTGTAAAACACCAGGACTTGCAGGTAATTGATAAGCAAAATCATATCTCCCTGCTGGTGCTGCATTTAATAATGATAATTGTTTTTGGTTAGTTGCAAATTTCCATCTATGTCTTGTTAAAGATGATTCAGAAATATCATCATAAATATTAGATGCTACTAAAGCTTCTGTAGATCCATCACTAAAAGAAGATATAGGTTGCGCTCCTATCATTATTAATGCTCTTGCACATATATCTACTTTTGATGTTGCCATATTTTATTTTAAATTCTTGTATGAGGGCGAGAAAACTCGCCCCCAAAATTGTAGTGTATTATGCTAAGACAGCAGTTGTTATTGCTGCTGCACCAGTAGCTGATGTTATTACTAACATATCTACTGCAATTGTTCCACCTATACCAGATGTACAAATGATAATATCACCTTGTTTAACTTCATCTTTTGCAGCTAAGAAGTAATCAGAGTTATCGATAGTACCGATAGCATCTCCATCTTTATAGAAGAAGATTGAATTACCACCAGCCTCAGCAATCTTTTTGATTGGGTTGTCTGTTGCGTATGCCATATTATACTCCTATTATTCTGCGCATTTTTGAACTCTAATACCATTAGTATCAATTAATGTACCACCTATGCTAAGCATAGAAGTAATTAAGTGAGAAACTTTTTCTGGTATGTAGTTCACTTCAGTTTTTACATCAGAACCTATTCCTAAGCCCAGAGATGATTTGTGGAAAGCCACAGTATGTCTATCAGTAGAACCAGAAGTTTCTAGTCCACTGTGTACAAACCATAAGAATCCTAACCATCTTTTTGCAGTCATTCCTCCAGCATATGGAAGCTCACCTTCGCCTACATATTCTACTCTAGAGAATTGATCTAATGCTAGTAGATCAGACCATTGTTTTGGTCCTACTACCCAGTATCTTTGATTATCATCTGGAAGGTCATTAGTATTAAAAAGTTCCATCATAGATGTTGCTTTTCCTAAGTTCATACCAGTACCTGTACCTGATGAGTTGTTTGCAAGAGTTGTAGCTCCGTTCATAATACCAGTTAATACGCTATCAGTTTTTCTACCTAAAGCATATGCTGCACTCTGAGATACTACTTGTCTTTCGTCGATGTTTACCTTTAACTCGTCTAGCTTGTCAACGTAATCGGCTGCATAGAAATCAGTTAAAGTTGCTGACACATTACTGTGTGAAAGATCCATTGCAACTACTTCAGCATGTCTTGCTTTAGTATTTGCAGATCCTTTTGCAACCTTCTGAAACTTAACAGTATTACCGTTAACCCCATTCACAGTTCTTACTAGGTTCTTTAATTTAGAACCCATTCTTTGGTAAGCCATGTGAACTTCTGCTTCAAACTGAGTTATAAAGGCATTAGTTATTGATGTTGCCATTATTAGCTCCTTGTTGTTAAGTTACGTTATTATCCGATTATCTTACAAATGCAGTGGATTGTTATCCAGTTAAGGGCAAACATTAAACATTTTTAAGGTCTTGTAATAGAAATAGATTTGTTTAATTATTTAAACAACGCACAATTACATCCATATTTTAGGAATAGTAATTACTTCACCAAATTCTATATTACCCTTTTTGTCATACGAGTATGTTCCAAACAATGTAATATATGTTTTGGTTTCTTTGTATATCCACATTTGACTAGATACAGCTTTAGCAGGTTCTTGTTCATCCATATCAGATTGACTAACCCAACCTGTATCGCTAATTGCATCTAGCCAATGCAAATCTTTTTTAAGTTTTTTATACTTAAATTTATTTTTTTGTTTCGTATGCTTTTTCATACAACTCTGTTACACGCTTAATATAACTATCATCTCTTTTACCTGAATCATAATATCTAGGATCATTCATCATAGATTTAAGATCTCCTAAATCTGGAGTAACAGATACTTGTGTAGGTGTGCTAGGCATAGGACTATCTTTAGTCAATTTCATTATTTCTTCTATTGCTTTTACACCATCAGCTGTTGCTGCAAAACTAGAAATAGTACTGTAAGCTTCTGGCGATAAATTTTTTTTTGACCATAGCTCAGCAGCTTCTACTCTTTCTTTTGACGCATCACCAAGTTTTTGCATTTCTTGTTCTACATTTGGAAGTGTAGCCATTGCATTATCTATAAACACTTGAACACCTTGATCAAATTGTTCTTGAGATAATCCGTTTTGTTTAGCTGTTTCTTTCCACCATTGTACTATTTCCATATCATCCGATACCGAAACATCTACATTTTCTGGAAGTTCTGGAACAGTAATTTTATATTCTTCTGGAACTTTACCTAATCTTTCTTGTTCTAAGTCTTGTCTTACTTGTTTAGAAAGATCATCTGTTCTTGAACCTAGTTTTTTTTCAAGAGCATTATAACTTGAAGCTAAGTTTTCTAAGTTAACTTCTTTTCTATCAACATTCCAAAATTTGTCTTGTACATATTCTGGTTTATCGCTTACAGTTTGTTCTTGAACTTCTGTGGCGATTGGTGCTGTTGCATTATCATCTACCATCGTTTTCTCCTTTTTTTATTCTTGTTTGTATTATTGCTGTTAAAAATCTCATTCCTTCTAAATGAAATAGTTTGTTGCTTTCTATATTAGGTCCAGCAACAGCTTCTGTTGTAATTGATTTAATATAATCAAGAACTTTTTTTCCATTATCATCCTTGAATACACCTGCAAATATTTTATTAAGATTACGTTCTTCATCGTTTGTTCTTACGTAACCATCAATAGATTTTGCAGGAATTGGTTTTTTTTGTTTAAGACCATCCCAACTCATTATGACTTTGCAGTTTTTTTAGCAGCTGTAGATAGTTTTCCAAAATGAAATAAAGGCTTACTAGTTTTACTATGTGTAGCTCCACTATGTAGTTTACCATTTGACATTTTGTGACTATTGCCTTTATGTTCTTTACCATTTTGAAAATAGTGTTTCATATTTTTTGCCATTATTGTGGTATCTCTCCTTCTCCTGCTGAAGTTTGTAACTGACTAATTTGTTGTATTATCTGTTTCTGTTCTTCTTCATCTCTAATTAATTTTTCTGGTAAGTTCATTTTTTCTGCTAAGTATTTTGCTGTTTCATTTTGATTAACAATTACATTAATCATTTGTGGTCCAAATGTACCTGCAATAATTTCATTAAATCTATTTATATCTGAAACATCTTGCATATGCTGAGCTTGTGCTAATGGAGATCTAGCTCCTATTTTAACTTCTCTACCATTTACTTTTGGTAATTCTATTCTACCTTGTTTAGATAATATTCTAATAATTCTTTTTAACAATGGGTGTATAAACTCAGATTGTAGTCTTCCAAAAGAAGAACCAATTTGTCTTGATAGATCTGCCATTCTTTCTGAAACTTCTGTTGCTGTCATTGGAGTTCCTTCTGGTCTTCCAAGAGCTTCCATGTATAAAGCTTTTTTAATATTAGCTCTCATATCTTGTAATACTAATTGAGCTACATCAAAGTTAGATGCAGATTGTATAGCACTTAATCCTCTTGATCCTGGTGCTACTGGTATTAATGAACCAGGTACTAAAGCAATATTATCTGGATTAATTACACCATCATCTTCATAAGTATAAACACCACTTACTGACATCTGTGCATTTTGTAATATTAATTCAACAGTTAAGTTACAAGTTTTAATTGCCCCCATGGCATTAAATACTGGGCCTCTACCGTACACCTCGCCAGATGCCTTATTCCATCTAAATACTAAATATGGATTAGATCCTTCGCCTTCATATTCTTCTTCAAAGATTACAGCTTTAGGATTTTCTAAGACTACACAATATTTATATTTTTCTTCATTTTCTTTATGTATTTTATAAACAGCTTCTATAATTGTTAATTCTTTTTTTTGTTGTAACAAATCAAAATTTTCTGGCATAACTGCTTTAGGATATAAAACAGAAACGTGTTCTGGTTTTACTTTTCTAGTTCTATAAACAGTATCAATCTTACCATCTGGTCCATTTAACAAACATACTTTTGGTAATGGTACAGCTGTAAATTTTACAGGATTAACAGCATCTCCTTCTTCAACTAACATACACCCAGTACCTACAGCAAGATCCATAAATGCTTCGTGTACTTCTTGATTAAAGTTAGAGTTTTGTAATACTTCAAAAACATATTCTGTAATTTTATCTAACTGTAAATTTACTTGTGATCTTTCTTCTTCTGGTATTTCTACACCTGCTTGAAAATCTGCCCATCTAGCAAAGGTTGGAACAATACCAGATTGTAATCTTGATGCAAATTCTTGTACTCCTACTACTGCTGTTTCATCAAATATTTTATCTGTTCTTCTTTGTCCTGGCGATTCATCATAAAAAGATTCTCTGTTTGGAAGACAGTACTCATAAGCTTCTTCAAATTTTTCTCTCCAATGATCTTTAACTGATACAGCTTCTTTATATTTTTCTAATATACTAGTTGCTTTATCTTTAGTATCTACTCTTGGTGAATCGTCAATTGTGTATTCCATTATTTTTTTCTCCACTTGTTTTTAAGTTCTACAATAAAAACTTTAATTTTTAAAACTATTTTATTTATAAATTTCTTCATCTAAATCTTTTTGTTTTCGCTGCGATAGCTTTTGGTTGTTTAACGAACTGTTTTCCTTTTTTATTTCCACTTGCTTTAGCCTTGTTAGTCGCTGATTTTTCTTTAGCCGTAAGAGCTTTCCAAGCTTTTTTAGGTAAATATCTTCTTTTGCCTTCTGATTTTTTACCACTGCTTGTTTGCCATTTTTGTTTACCCCATTTACTAAGTTTGTTCGATGAAGACTTAGATCCTCTATAGCCTCCACCTGCTTTCTTATAAATCTTTGTAGCAAGTTGCATAGCCCTAGCACTGTGTTTGCCTCCCATTTTTGCTTTGGCTTGAGATTTAGCTCTTGCCCATAAAGCAGGTTTAGTTTTTTTTGCAACAGCCATTAAGTTTTTTTCTTATTGTTGTTTGCAAAACTCCTTGCAGCAGCTACACTACCAAATCCCCAAGCTCTTAATGCTAAGGCTTTTCTAGTAGGTCTGCCTTTACTATCTTTCATTGCACCTTTCATTCCTGCAAACCTTGCAGCAAAAGAAACCCTTCTAGGATTCTTACCTTTTTTAACTGGTGCTTTTAAGTTAGATCCTTCTTTACGTTTAAAGAAAGCTCTACCTCTAGCATTAAGTCCACCTTTAGGATTTTGATAAACTTTTGCTACCATTAACTTAAATAACCTTTGCCCCCAGGTTTACCAAATAAAGATCTTGATCCTACCATTCCTCTAGCTTTTCTAGCATCAAATGATTCTTGTTGTTTTTCTAATTCAAGTTTTCTTTTTTCTTCTTCTTCTTTAGCTTTCTTAATAGCTGGATCTATTTTTACTACTGGTGGTGGTTTTGGTTTAAATATTTTTCCCATATTACTCCTCGTCTTCAAAATCAATATCATCAAGATCGCTAGATGTTAATGAACCGAATCCATCTTCCATTTCTTGAAGTAAATCATCTTCTTTATCATGAAGATCTCTCATATCATCTAGTATCTGTTGTAGTGATTTCTTTGGTTTTGTCATGTTCTTTCCAAAATGACTTATATCCTGCTTTTATCAACGCACAATAAAGTTGATATGGAGTTAGGATATACCATTTATAGAATCCTATAAGACGCATAATAAATCCAACACAAGTTAGATCTTTAATTCTAAAGAGCTGCCATTCATCTTTAATAGGACATCTTAATACTTTATAGTCTTTCAAGTAATTAAGTATTGTAGATATTTCTTCCTTGTCTAAATAAGACATTCTTATTCCTACATGAGTATATTCTAAATGAATCCACAAATCATATTTAGCTGAATAAGATAAAGCTCCACAATGTTTAAAACCTTTTTTTAAAAATTGTAACCATTCACTGTGATCTTGCTCTCCATAGAAATATACTAACCATTCCGTTTGAAAATATCCCATACTTTCCTTTTGCTTACACCTGGCTTTTGAAATACATCCCATTGTTTCTTAGCAACAGTTGGCTGAGTTTGTATTTTACCAGACATCATTGTTCTACCTTCACCAGCTCCCATCATTAAATATTGCAAAGCATCATGAACATGAGAGTATCTATTCTTTAATGGTTTCTCATCATACCTATCTCCAGATACTTGTAGTCTTCTATAATGATAACCACCATTAAAACCTTTCTTAAGATTAATACAATCTGTATTCATATTAAATCCTGGTGAGCCATCTACTAATCTAGATAGTGTAGAATCAACAGCTTCTATTCTTAAAGCAACATCGTTAGATGGTGCAGGTATAGCTTTCAATCCATGATTACGCATAATTTGAAATGGAGTTCTTTCATCTGTTTGTGATCTAAAATCTCCAGAAGGATCACCATAGATCATAACTTCATATCCTTTGTATAATTTAGCAATCTCTCCTCTCAGTAATTCTGAGAATCTTATTACACCCATATCAAAACAAACAAGCTCATTTACTATATTCCATTTACCAGTTGAGGTTCTTTGTCCAAACACAGCAGCAGGTGTTAATCCAAAGTCAACTCCAATCCATATTGGTTGTCCTGGTACTAAATTTATTTTTTCTTTTGTAATGTGTAATTCTTCTTTGAAGCTGTGATATACAGGTTTACCTTCTTCAATAGATCCTAGTTTATTTAAAACATAAACATCTATCCATCCTTTTGTTTTACCTCTAATAATATTATTATAATATTGTTTGGTTAGGTTTTTTTTATTTTCTGCTTTATTGTTATCTTCATAACCAGTTATATACCCATCAGATCCTTTGTTCTCTAGCAAAGCAGGGGGTTGGGTATGAAAACTCCAGTTATCTGGTTTGATTAACATTAAAGCTTCATCTCGAGAGATGTGGTCTGGTACAGGTACATCTGCTGCCATGATCGGCCACCAGTGATCTTCTTCTGGTGCATTGGTATCAGCTATAACTCCATACCAACTAGCTCCACCTTCTCTCATACTAGGAAATCTTCCTACCCTCATAGTACAAGCATCTATAATTGATTTGGGTATTTCTCTTGCTTCATTAACCCAAACGCCAGTCAATTCTAATGATAGTAATTTTTTAACATCTTCTGGTCTATCAAGAGCTAAGAAGATAACTTCTATATCAAGTTCACCAACTAAGATTCTATGAGTATAAGGAACACTCCAGGCGAAATGCCCCCATGTATCTTCTGGAAACCAATCTAACCATGTTTTGATTGTTGTAGTTCTAAGCTGTGGATTTGTATTTCTAATTACAGCCCATCTAGATTTTCTTTTACCTTCTGCATTCTTTTGTTGTAATAATGCTCGTCTAAATAATTCAATACAACAAGCAACTGATTTGCCAGAACCTACTGGACCACGCAGTCCTCTAAAGAAGTCGTCAGACTTCATAAATTCTTTTAATACAACACCTTCAGGTTTATATTTAAAATTAATCGACATTTACACCAACATTAGCTTTCAACAGATTGTATATTGTTTCTTCACCAAAAGCTTCAACAAGCTTATCAGCTTCGTAGTCTGTTATCATGTGTGTTGGATAATTTTTTAAATGTACTTTCTTAACTATAGTTCTTAATCTATTACGATCTTTTAAACTTATATTATTGAGGAACGACATTTCAATTGTTCAACCCTTTCCAATACTATCTTAAGTATTTCTTCTTCTTTGCCAAACTTTTCTTCAAATGCTTTCTTAGACATATGTATAGAGAAGTTTCCTTGATGATGGTCGTGGCATAACGGAATAACATGGAAGTGGCTTGTACGTCTTCCTATGCCAGTTCCAGGTGGTCTTATATGGTGTAGGTTAGCTGGGCGTTCGCAGCAATAGCAACCAAGCTCAGCAACCCACCTCATATGTTCTTTTTCTTTCTTTGTCGCCATTACTTCTTTTTCATTTTTGCTATGATCTTTTTTTTTAAAGCTTCTGGTAATGTTTTCTGTTTTCCTGCTAACTTGCTTTTTGCAGCAGGTCTTCCTTTTTTTGAACCATAAGTTCCTTTTCCGTAGGGCATTTTTCCTCCATTTGTTCGTATGTTGATCTGCATCCATCTGGTGTTGCAGCACTTGCCATCTGTATGGCTTGTATATCATTGTTTGCTGAATATACAATCTCTCTTTTTAAAGTGTCATCTTGCCATATATTTACTTTGTAATTCATATCTCTCCTTTGTTTAATTGAAAGGAGAACCTTATAGAACTAAAAAATTTTTTGAAACGCACTTAAGCAATCTATCGCCCTTGTCCTTTGTAGCGAAGTTGTTTCTTTTGTCTTTTGGCTGATTTGTTTTGGCTCTTTGTATGAACGCCTTTTCTTTTCTTAGGTTTATCTCTTGGTATGAAATGTGTAAACTTCTGCTTTGCCATCGTACTTTTTTAAACCCTGTTGTCTGTGATAGTCCACTCGTCAGCTATGGCTGATGATTTTCGCCCCCACCCTCCGAATCTCACGATTCTAAATGTGTGGGTGCGTACCAACACCTCACGTTAGATCTATATTAATTTTAATCTCCCCCTGTATATTGTGTGATACCTTGTCTGGTGTCCTCAATCCTACTCTATCGAGAATATCTCTGCTAGCTTCTAGCTGAACGTATTCACTTCTAGCTCCTGTAGATAGCTCGATAAGTCTTTTACTCGCACTTACTGCGCCAAGTCCAAGAGTTTGTGCAATCCGTTGTTGCATATACTGTTGTACCTTTGGTAAACGTAGTGTGCGAGAAGCACTTACTCTCGCTGAATCTTTGCTAATAGCTGTTGAATATCCTGCTGTTTTAGCAGCTTCTGTTATACTACACCCTGTAGCTACTATTGTATCTACTAAGGCTCGTTGTTTCTCTGTTAGATCGTCTTTCATAATACCTTTTAATTCTACCCTAATAGGTTCGTAATTATTTAATTTGTCCCTGTCAAGATAAATAACAGTACTTTAGTAGGTAATGAAACTCACATAACAAGATGTTGTATGGCGACTTACAGGCTCTAGTGCTTTGCACCCAAGCCCTTCGGTCTTGTCCCTAAAGGGTAACGATCCTGGTCGCAAGAGAAGTCCTATACACGTGAACGCTAAAGTATAACAAGGAATCCCCTCATCCATTCAACAGGGCGTAATGTCCACGAGGGACATGAACGCCACACCTAAAGGTGTCAAGCTGTTGACTGGTGAGTTCTCCCCTTGTTTACTAAGCGTTACCACGTGCGTTAGGCACTGGTTAATATAAACGCTAACAATAGAGGTTACTATGGAATACGTTACATACTATGAGTTGATAACAGATGAACACGATAGAAAAAGAGTTGTTGAGTTATCAATGTTAAAGGAAGAAGCGATAGTTAAAAATGACTGGGATAAAGTTGTTGAGCTGTCAAGCGAAATTAATAATATAACAAAAGGAGTTAAGTATGATGGGTAGTGAATTAAATCAACAAGATTATTCAGATAGCAGACTAAATGATATGGAAGATGTATTAGATAGTATTGATATGAAAGCTGGTGTTACTAGCTTTTTCAATACAGTTATATCACCATTTGCAGATCATCCAGATTGGTCTATGTTAGCTGAATGGAATGCTAATAGTATCATAGGTGTATTTCAAAGACACCATGAACAGTGTATCAAAAGTCTAGATAAGACAAAAGATCTTATGCAGACTGCGTTACGAGAAGATGTTGGTAATGAGATAACTAAGCTAAATGTTGACAAGTTAATCTTTAGACGTGATGCACAACAGGTAAATATCAGACGAGCTGAATCAATATTAAATGAATTTCATTTATGTTATGAAGTTACATTTGGTAAGAAGTTTATGCCTCAAAGCAAAACACCTGCCAAAGATGTAACAAAACAGATGAAAGAATACAATATGACTAGACTAAAAGAAGCTCTAGGTAAATAATATAATATATCTAACCCGGTACTCTTAATCGAGTACTGGGTTTTTTTTATCGCTAAAGCCAATTTTCAAAAAACGTTCGGCGTTGAAAATCATTGGGCGTTGCTGCCGAATACAAATAATAAATAAAAGGAGAAATACTATGTTAATAAAACTACAAAACTGGTTAATGAATGTTGCTGCTAAATGGATTTGGATTGCAATCATGTTGCCAATTAGAATCATTCTAGGTTTGATATTTGCTGTATCAAAGCATATGCCTAACAAGGTTGAATTACCTTACAAAGTTGTGAAGAATGAACAACCTAAAGAATGGTACAAATAATGACAAAATATAAACAACATATAATAGATGAACTAGCTAAGTTGCAGTTTGATTATGCAGAATGCAGAATTGAAATGGCTGAATTTATTTCTAGTATAACTAGACTAGGAGTAGATTCGCCAGGCGACATAGAGGAGCATAGATCTAATGCAGAAGAAGCAAGATACGATTACAAAGTATCTAAACATCAAGATAAATTCTAAAGAGATATTTGATTTACAAGAAATACTACATTTATATTTTCTTGAACAAGAAACATTAAATCATAGACAAACTAAAGATATTGAATGTTATGATTTCAATGAAAGATTAAAACATTTAATTGGTTTATATGAATTAAAGAATCCTAGTGTTGAGGATTAGCTGAAACGATTGCTCCCTCCCTCAATCTAAACAGCAAGTTTAGCGTTGCACTTGTAGGATATAAGCAACGCATATGCAGTACTTAACTAAGACTAATGCGTATCCAGAGATGTTAAGCTAAGTTTATTCCTGGAGCTAAGTATGAAAAAAAAGCTGCAGCTATCCCAAGAAATGAGATAGCTTATATAAACAGAAAGAAAGAAATAACTATGAAAGGTATAGCTATATGAAGTCCGTTATCAAAGAAAAAGCTAAAAATCTACGCACAAATGTAGAAGGTGTCATACCTAAGTTTTTTGGATTCTGGAAATATATATTAATTGCAACATTATCAGGAATAAGTTGGGCATTATATTTTATAGGCTTAAGCATAGATATTTGTAATCACTATGTAAAATTTATTAAACAAACAATAACAAAGGAAAAAAATGACTGAAGAAGAATTATTAACGAGTGCAATAAAAAGAACAAATAGAAATCAAAATACAATTAAATATGGAATGTTTGGATTATCATTAGGTGAAGATAATTATAATAGATTACATAACTATTGTATTAAACATAATCTTTACAAAGCTACTTTAGTTAAATCATTAGTAGTAGATTATTTAGATAAAGCAGAACAAAAGGATGACAATGTATAATGTAATACTATGGAAAGATAATGACAATGAAGACATTCATGTGTTTGAAAATAAGCCTACATTTTCAGAATTATATAAACTTATTGGATGTGATTTAATTCAAATTCTAAAAGGTTACAATAAAGAATTAGGTACTTTTGAAATGCACATGGATGAAGAAAGTAAATTAAATAATTTAAATTATCCAAATAAAAGAGCAACTCAAGCTTGGTACAACTGGCAAGACAAAACTAAAAGATCTTGTATTCCTGGTGATTACATAGCTGGTACTGTTGCTATTGTTAAAAAACAAAAGTTTAAACCAAAAGTATTAACTGAAGATGAAGTTAATGCAATGAAAGGAAATTAATGGCTAATTGTTATTATCATTCAGTATCATCGGTTAAAAAATGGGGTGGTAAACCAGAAGATTACCAACCTATACATGACTGGTTTGATGAATCAAAAAAGATTATTGCACATTGGAGTCACAGAGCTTTGCGACACCATGCTGAAGGTTGTTTTGCTGCCGAACAAAAGTTTGGCACATCAATAAAAAATTCTGATGGTAAAATAGTTCCTGTCAGATTAATTGCAGAAAGACATATCGTTGAAGACATGGGTTGGATTCCAAGTTTTTACGATTGGGCAATTTTAATTAAGCCAACCAAATGGACAATGAAAGGTTATAGAAATGTCGGACAAGACAATTGAAAACGTATTAAGAGCATTACACACACAAGGTATTACTAAAGTAGAAATAGAATATTCTGGTGGTAATGATGAAGGATCATTTGATAGACCAGTATTTTATGCAGATGACAAATCTGTTACAGTAGATTGGACTAAAACTTTAGATCTTGATGAAGATGAAGACTTTGATGACGATAACTTTGAAGCATTAGTTTATGCTGATGAAGGTAGATTAAATCAATGGTATTCATTTGCAGGTGAATATTCTGTTAATGGTACACTTACTATTAATACAGAAACAGGTGACTTTGATGATAGTGCTGATTTTACAACATCAGAATATAGTGATGAATCAAAGTCTGGTAATGTTTTTAAAGATAAAAAAGAAAATATCTTTGAAAGATTAGGTGTAGAAAAATGACACCTAAACAAAAGAAAGAGTACACTAAATGGGTAAATAGTTTTGCTAATCAAAAAACTGTTACCACTAAAACAACTAAACCAAAAAAGAAAGGTAAAGATGAAACCAATAAGAAGTAATGAACTAAACTATCTTGATACACTTATACATGACAAGTTTAGAAACAGAAGACAAAACATTGAATCAGAAATAGAAGCTGCTACTCAAAAACAAACTGATAAAAATTACTCAAAGTTTGTTGAAAGATTAGGTCTTAAAAATCAAATTAAAGCTTACAAAGAAGCTGATATGAAACTTAAAAAGTTTCAAGAACAAAAAGAATCTTATGAATCTAAATTGTTTGCAGCTAAAACAAATAAAAAAATAGAGCTTGAACAAAAACTTCAGTCTTGGGCTTCTATTAGAGGATGGAAAGGTAACTACAATGACACAATGGACATAAGCATCAAAGATTATGATGATGTTTTAACTACATTGTCTAGAGCTTGTAAACAAGAAACTAAAAAGTCAGTAGAAAAATTACCTAAGTTTAAAGTAAAACATGATTTAGATTTGCTTGAAGAACAAGCTAAAAATGTTTTATATTCTGGTAGAGATATAAAAGATGTATGGAAACATTTAGGTAATACATTCAAAGCATCTGGTGTTCCAGTAGCTGCACCTAAAGAGTTTCTACAATTAGAAAGTAAATAATATGGATATAGATAATGAAATAAATTATCTAGCTGAAACTGATACTACCTTTGCTAAACTTATGGCAGAGGTAGAATATCAGCGAGATATGATTAAACATTTCAAAGGAGCTTATGTAACTCAATCAGATGTAGCTGTGTCTAAAGCTACCGAAAGTTATTACGCTTCTGCAAGTTATGTAACTTCAATTAAGAAAATTAATGACTTTAATATTGAACTTCTGCAATTAAAAAATAAAAGAAGAACTGCAGAAATGAAAATAGAAATATGGAGAACATTAGAAGCATCAAGAAGGAAAGGTAATATATAATGTCAGAAAATAGTGAACTATATTTTTTTATAGGATTAAGAATAAAACAAGCTAGAACTGATTCTTTTGGTCATAGACTTATGACGCAAACTGAATTAGCAAAAGCTGCTGGTTGCACTTTTCAACAAATTCAAAAATATGAAAAAGCAACTAATAAAGTTAGTATAGAAAAGCTAGATAGAATAGCTCAATATACTAAAAAACCATTAGCTTATTTTCTTCCACATACAGTTGTAGATAGTACTACCATATCTGGTTGACAGCTATTAAAATATACATATATTTAGTGTTTATGTCTAATAAAGCACTAGGTAAACAATTTCATAATCAAGTAATACCACAATTTGTTAAAATAAGAAAAAACATGGGTATTTCTCAATTAGAAATGGATGAAATATTAGGTGTAGCCAAGGGACTTGTATCAAAATGGGAGTGTGGTATAAGAAAACCAAGTGGCTGGTTATTCTGTTGTTGGGCAGAAGCACTTGATGCCGAAATTATAATACAAAAGAAAGAGGTAAAACATGGCAGTTAATCCAGATTTTAATCCTGGTGATATAACAGACGATTCTATCGTCAATGACGTAATTAAAAAAACAATTGATAGACATATGCAAGGCATGGAAAAGTTTGGTAAAACTATGTCAGATAACAAAAGACCTATGTCCGAATGGGCAGATGAATTAATTGAAGAACTATTAGATGCTGTTCACTATTTAACTAAAATGAAATCAATTTTTCAACAGTTTGATAATGATTCAGATAAAGTTAAAGCAGCTCTAAAAAGTTTACAAGAAAAAACATCTACTAATGATAAAACAGAAACGCAAAGTTAATATAGATTATACACCTTATCATGTAAGACAACAAGCATGGTGGATGTCATTGTTAAAATTTTATAAAAATATTGAATATAATGATAAAGTATATACAGACTTTGCTACCAAATTATTTGCAGGTAAAATAAATCAAAAAATATTAAAACAATTAGATAGTTTAAGAAGAAAACACAATAAACAAGAACAAAAAAAATGGGAAGATATAAAACGTAAAGGTGCAACTCGTGTAGGTTTAAACTTCCGAAATATATACAGGAATAAATAATGCCAGAACAAGATGAAACAATACAAGAAATACAATCACAAAATAAAGATAGAGCTTTACAACAAAAAAGAATGCAAACTATTAAAACAGTTGCAGGTTTGTTAGGAATACAAGAACTTAGATGGATCTATACTGAAATATATAATATGATTCAAGACATAGAAAAAAAAAATCATAAAAATGTAGAATCTCCAGATAACAGAATGAACTTCCCTAAAGAATAAAACAGAAAGGACTAAATGAACAAAGACTTTGATCGTAAGACAGGCATTGGAGGATCAGATGCCACCAGGTTATACAATGGTGATTGGCACGATTTGTATTTAGAAAAGATTGGAGAGAAAGAATCAGATGATCTCTCTAATGTTTTACCAGTACAAATGGGAGTGCATACCGAAGATTTTAATATTCGCTGGTTTGAAAAACAAACAGGTATTAAAGTTGTAGGTGAACAAGTATTTATTAAATCTAAAAAATATCCATTTATGTATTGCAATATAGATGGTGTCCTCAAAGAAAAAAAGGCATTGCTAGAATGTAAGCATACCAACGCTTTTACTAATGAAATCAAAACAGCAGAAAAATACAAAGCACAGATACAACATTATCTAATGATATATGGTGCAGATAAAATGTATTTATCTATGTTCTTTGGTAATATGAAATGGGGATTAGCTGAAGTACTTCCAGATAAAGAATTTCAAAAACAATTAGAATCAGCATTAATTTTGTTTTGGCATTTAGTACAAACAAAAACACCCCCACCAGATTTTGTTGATTTTAATAATTTTAACGAACAGATAAAGGAGCATAACAATGGTAGAGAAATCGTACCCTTACTCACCAGGCAGTCAAAAAGTTGATACATCAGTTGAAGCTGCCGAGTTATTAAAAGAAGGTGCTGATACTATAAGATCTAAAGTGTTTCAAGTTATTGCAAACAAAGGTAACTTTGGAGCAACAGCAGATGAAGTAGCTGACCTATTAGGGTTATCTTCATTTACTGTAAGACCAAGAGTAACTGAACTATATAAACAAGATAAGATAGAAAGAAAAGATAAACGTAAGAATGCTAGTAAGCGTTCTGCATATGTTTATGTAGTTAGTAAAACTCATATTAATAATCAATACACAGAGAAAGGTATATAATGAGAACAGGAAAAGAAGAAAACTTTTGGATATGGGATCAAGTAAAAAATACTAATCCAAAATATACAAAAGCATTTACAAAGTTTGGTGGTAAAGAACTTACAACTATAGATCCAATGTATCAGATACAAGTTATGACTGGTATGTTTGGTCCAGTAGGTTTAGGTTGGGCTTATAATGTTGATTATACTTATACAGATAAAAATGTATTTGCAGAAGTATCAATAAGATACAGAAAAGAACCTAGCTTAGAATGGAATCAATTTGGTCCAGTATCATCAGTACAAGCATTGTACAAAAAGAATGGTGGACTAGATGATGAAGCACCAAAAAAAGCAATGACAGATGCTATGACCAAAGGTTTTAGTCATCTAGGTATCAGTGCTGATGTGTTTCTTGGTTTGTTTGATAACAACAAATATGTACAAGAAATGAAAGCTAAGTTTGATGCTAAACCAAATAACATAACAGTAATTAACACAAAGGAGTTAAATAATGCTAAACAAAGTGATGCTGATAGGAAGACTGGGAGCAGACCCAGAAATAAAACAAACTAAAAAAGGTGAATCTTTTGCTAACCTATCTTTAGCTACTAATAAAAAGTACAAGACTAAAGATAATGAATGGCAAGAAAAAACTACATGGCATAAAATTGTAGTATGGGATCCAAGACTTGCAGATACTATGCAAAAGTATGCTAAGAGTGGAACTCAATTGTTTGTTGAAGGTGAAATAGAAACTAGACAATTTAAAGATTCTAACGATCAAAACAGAATTGTAACTGAGGTTGTTATACCTCGATTTACAGGAAGCATTAGAATGGTTGGCGACAAACCATCTGGTACAAAGACTGCTCAACAGTCTAAACCATCAGATGATTTTGATGACCAGTTTTAATAAGGTTAAGTTAATTTACCTTAAAATAATTAACACGTAGTATGTAACTACATCTGTTGTTAACTGTAGGCGTATGAATACTTTGAATTGATTGCGCCTACAGTATAGAATTTGTGATAACAAATAGGTAAGCTAGAACCTGCTGATATAGAATGCTAGTCTTCTATACAGCTAAAGTCCTGCTGCTTAATTAAAAATTATGTGAGTAAGCAACCACGCAGTCCAGTATGGTGTAATGATAAATACCACCAATGGTTTATCCTGTCTGAGTTGCTTACTTTTTTTTATGTGAGGTGTGAGCTTCCGAATTTCATAATAACCTGTGCATATGAAAACAATAATATGCTTAAAAGATATATTTAAAAAACGTCAAATTTCTAATGATGAAGTTATAAATGTTTTTGATAATATAGCCGACACATTAACAATAGACTTACTTAAAGGTAAAAGTGTAGATGCAGCTCAAGTTGCTTTGGTATCTAATGTAATGCAAATAGCATCAAGCTATAATAATAAGAAATTTGCTATAGATTTGTTGCAAGGAGCTTTAGCTGAGCTAGAATCTGAACATTTTACAGAAACAGGTCATAAGCTTTCATAGATCTACGTATATAAATATCTTTATTATTGTACCCAATGATACCGAATTAGTCTTCAATGCCTATCTAAGAGCTTCTCAGAGCTATTTAAATGGTCTAAATTACTCATTCCATAGAAGTAATTGTAATTATAAGGCACAGCTCTACAATCATGAGCTTTTCGCATAGACTTCTGTTTATCTCTAAATTCAATAGCTTTTGTTTCAGATTCAAATATTACATTTGTAAACATTTTATAAAGATTATTTTGTTTCCAAATAATACACCACATTATTTTTATCTAACTGAATCTATAAAATTATAAACTCTACCGAATTGTTTATCAATAGACATCAAGTCAGATTGGATCATGGTTACTGTTAATTGAAGTTCTATAAGTGTGACCAAAGTCCAGGTAGCTAAACCCATTAGGATTGTACCAAGCAATGCAATTAAAGCTGTGTTAGTTTTTCTTGTCATTGCATACCTAACCATTGGAATACAGCTATAATAGTTGTAAACGCACCTGCTAACCAAAGTAAAACTTTAACTGCACCTTTACTAAAACTAACTTGCTGCTTAAGTTCATTTATATCTTTTGAATTATTAGCTACATCTTTGTGAACTCTATGTAGTTTAGAACTCATATCGTTTACAGCTTGTACTAATACATCAATTATAGCAGGAGTATTTTTTTTTTTGGTAACTTTTTTCTTCATTTACGTTTCATAATATCAGCACCTTTTAATCCATAAATTGCTGATACTACCCCTATGAAAATTGCTTGATACCAATAAGGTAGGTTTTTAAAATATTCAAAAAATAAATCTAATTTATTACGTATTTCTGGATCGTCAGAAAAAACAGACCAACCCAATAAAAGAATAGGCATAGATACAAGGATAAGTACAAATTCGTCTTTCCAACCATTATCATTGCTCTCAATAATTTTCGCTTTATATTCAAGTTCACCATTGCTCATCTTTTCAGCATGACGCATTTGTGCATCAGCCATTAACATTTTTGTTTGCTGTCGTTTTTTATATACATGAGAACCTGCAGACATTGCAAGTTTTATTGCACTCAACCACATATTAATATTTCCATACGTTAGGTCTTACTACATATTTTTGATTAACATCTACAGTCAACCAATCAAGATGAGTAAAAGTTTTAGCTATTCCAATACCTGTAGGTTTTGGATCCCAATGCAAAGCAAAGTCTAACAACTCATATTGTTTTTGTGGTGATGTTCCAATGTCTACAGCAAACCCTGTAGTATGTGGACCACTATCACCTGTTGAACTTACTTTACTATTATGTTCTGAACATCTATATGCTGAAGTAATTGTAACACCTTCTTGAAGATGTGTACGCCAAGCCTGACAAAAATCTAAAACAATTTCAGAAATTTTTAATTGTTGGCAACATTTACATTTAAATTCATTGCTGCTAAAATTATTATATTTAGCAAAATTTTTTCCATTAGTTATCATATGTTTTTTCCAATCGATCCATAGATATAAATTGACTTTCTTGTATATGGTTATCCCAAATACCAAGTTCAACTATACCCCAAGACCATCCAGTTAAATTCATTTTAGCATAGTCTTCTACATGGTTATGTGGCAACGCACATCCTACGTTTACTATTCTTACATAATTTTTATCTCCTATTTTAGGAGCTTTCCAATCTCTAAATTTATGTGTATGTCCAAATACAATGTCATTTGTAGCATCATTAGCTACTTGTACTTCACAGTTTTTACCACCATATTCTTTACCCATTATATTTAATGGACAATGTGTAAATGATACACCACCTATATTTTTAAATGCACCATAAGGAGATCTTCCCCATTTACGTTTGTCAAAAGAATCATGTAATTCTTTTTTCATCATTCCTGCTATTTCTGGAACATTTTCTTCAAATCTATAAACTCTTTGTTCATGATTACCAAAAGTAACGTGTCTTGGTATTAAATCGTTATCTATATGTTTGTCTAATAAATCTATTGAGTTACGCATTGATTCTATGTCCATCATATAATCATCTTTAAGTTTACCTGATTGAGTAGAATTTTTTTGAAAAAAACTTAAACTATCAAAAGAACCCCAATCACCAATTTGTATTATATAATCTGGTTTAACAGATTTAATATATTCCCCTATCCATTTAAATCTATCTTGTTTTATATGTGGACAATCATGAGCATCTCCAATTACTATTATTCTATGACCTTTAAACATTATATTTCTTTTCCTTTTTCAGTACAAAAGTAAGAAACATATAATTTTTTGTCATTAAAATTTTCTAAATATTGATTTGTAACTCCTATAGTTACCATTGCACCATGCTTAGTACAATCAGACCAAGTATTAAATGTAGTATGATGTACTGCTGGTGTATTACACATACCTGTTATTGCTGAACAGATAGTATAAGCTAATACAAATTTCATTTTAATTGTATGTAGCCTAAAATACTTGCAACTAATGTACCTAAAAAAACAAGGACAGCTACAGCACCTTTGCCTTTTGCTACATCTGTTCTAAGTGACTTAACTTCTGTTTTTAATTCTTTAATAGCTTCATGCAATTGCTTCATTCTTTCAGCACAAAGTTTTTCATGAGAAGAAAGTCTTACACCAGTTGCTTGATCAACAACAGCTTTAGGTGTAAGTTTTCTTCTTTTCATTATTTATCTTCTTCTTTAACTTCTTCTTCTTTAGGAAGATCAGCTTTTAAAAGATTAGCATAATGAGTATGTAAAATATTTACATCAGCTATATCTAAATTTAACTGCTGCTGTTTAGCTTGGCATTGTTGTAGCTTTGCTAAATACAGTTTTCCGTTATCTGATAACTTTTCGCTATCGTAATCTTTGTCGTCAAATTTAAAGTTCATGTATTACCACTCTTTCGTTTTTGATGTTAGTTCAGGTGCTTTTTGTGATGCGATTTGTGCATCAAGATTAGCTTTCATATCATCTTCAGTAGTATCTGAATGCTCTAATACACAAGCTATAGCATCTTCTTTACTCATTGTGTCAAAGTCTAATTCTGATTGACTATTTGAACCATACATAGTTGCAGAGTTATCTCCATCAACTGCTGTATATCTCCAATGGATAACAGAAACTTTGTTATCTGCGTCTGTCTCAAAATTTGGGAAAGACCATTCGTATGTTGTTGCCATATTATTTTCTCCTATTATG